ATAAATGACAAAGCACATCTAGGACTGCCTAAGATTAAAAAGGCACTGATTAATCTAGCCCAGACTAATCAACAACCCGCTGCTCTCAAGAGTGATGAAGAAATGATGCATGAGGCTATGTTGCATCAGCTAAGTCAAGGTGACAATGAAAAAGAAACTAATATTGACTATGCGGGACGTGCGTCAGCATTTCAACAATCACGTGGTGGAGACCAGTCATTTAAACAACCAGGTCCCTCATTCGGAGGTAGTCGAGATGATGTAGACAATAATAATACAAACCGTAATGGTGGATATGGAGGTGGTGCAAATTATGGCGACAATGTAGTACAAAGTACTGGTAAGATTAATCACGACCCATCAGCGCAATATCATCAACCTGACTCCAGTACTCAATTTGCGATGAATCAAATGGCTGCCGAATCTAGGGGCGGCGGTGATGCCCGTGACAATCAGATGATGATGGCATTACTAAATAATATGGGAGTTGATTAATCTATTATATAGTATGTTAGTAAAATATCATATACAACATTTATTAACTAAGGCAGACGAATATAAATCACGCGGAAAAGACACTGACAGATTCAAAGCAGCCGCTTACTCGGCAGCCGCTAAATTATTATCAAATAAGTTATCAGTTAATATACATTTGAAAAAAAGTGACTTGGATTCATTAGCACTTACAGAACGTATGCGTAATATCATATTACAGTATGATGAAACGCCTCTGACAATATATTCTATGCTACTAGCTATACCTGGTATAGGTCCATCAAAAGCACAGGAACTGATTAAAGCAGGTGTCGAAAAACTCAGTGACTTATCAAGTAAGTCCTCGTTGCTTCACGATGATACACTACTGTATCTAAAATACAAACCGCTTACTCAAATACCGCGTAATATTTCTGATAATTTCAATAATATTTTGAAAAAACTCAACTTTACCACGACAATAGTTGGGAGTTATAGACGCGGATTATCATTTAGTCGTGATTTAGATGTTATGTTGGTCTCAGATAAACCAGTATTAACAGAATTTATTAACGAATTATCTAAGGTTCTACCACTTGTAGTTTATTCGCAAGGAGATGCTAAAGCATCTCTTATAATAACAAAAAGACCTACATTCAAAGTAGATATTTTTCAAACTGATAAACTACATGCTACTTCAATGCTGTTATATTCAACTGGGTCACGTGAGTTAAATGTAAAAATGCGAGCGATTGCAAAAAAGAACGGATACCTGTTGAATCAACAGGGTCTTTTTAAAGGTAAAATGCGACTACCACTACGCACCGAACGTGATTACTTTACCGCTTTAAATCTACCATACTTACCACCGAGTAAACGCTAATGAAACTTAAACTTATTAGTACCGTAGAACCATTCACTTGCAATTCCTTCCTTAATAGCTACTTCCAGTTCATTAAGTTCAATTTCCCAAATCTTAGCACCTGTGAAGAGTTCAGTATCATCCGAAAGGTACTCATGCCTAGCGCGTAAGTTGCTAATACATTTTTTCCTTGCTTCAAATGCTTCAGTAGTTAGGTCTTTGTAGCTCATACGAGTTAGATAGTCGTATGACGCGCCATGTGCTACCTCTGTACATTGAGCATACAGTTCGCTAACTTCTGTATAGCGAGGATTGTTAATGAGTGTATGATTGTATACAGTATATCGTTTACTACTTAGAATCTCATACATTTCACTTTCAGTTGTGTTTCGCGTAATATGATAATCTGTATGTTCTGAACTAAAACGCTGCATACTCTGAAGCATCTCAATTTCCAACACAATAGTAATTAGCTCGCGCCGTACTCGCTTACCATATAGTTCTTTGCGGAATCTTGCCCAATCCATAAATACTTCCTCATAAGTGTTATATTCAACAACCTCACGATGTTCATTAACTAAATTAATATGATGATTAATCGCAACTTTTAAGTCAAGATACTCGATGAAGCAATCGAACGTTTCATTTCCATAATCCCTACTAATTGCTTCGTACGCGCCTTCTTTCAGAATGACTTTAATTGAGACTCCATCTTTATTAGTGTCATCGATGATATCCTCAATATGTTCTTTGATTTTCAAGCCATGAATTTCTTCTTTTTTATCGGAAGTATCTCCGCGAATACCATAAATCAAATACTTACTATAGACACCTATCGGTAATTCTGTAATATGTACAGTATTTGTTTCTTCATCATACTCGTAAACACCTACATAGTATGATTTACCTTTGTGTTTTACAATGTCACCTTTGAAATCCTTACACCAAGGTCGCATTTTCTTACATTTGAATTTACTATCGCGAATAAACCTACGACAATTTTCAATAATATCGTCAATATGCCTTGCGTGAATATCAATTACCCATCCAGTTGCAGGTAATTGATTGTCCTCGCATAGCACGTAAGGAATTACAGGCACATAGTATTTTGGCTCATATCGAACACCATCGTCAACTTCATATTCTAGTACAAACTCATCTTCACGGCGAAATAGTTTGTTTGCTAGATTTGCATTGATTCGAGTGTAGATATAACGACTCGCGGCAGAATCTTTATAACCTTTCGGGCGACTACCAAACATACCTAACGGCAGAAGTAGCGGCATATTACGAGCACAAGGAAAGCCCTGAGCCATGCGAATGATAGTTTGCTCGAGTGATTCTTCACCATGATGATAATTAGCACATTCTACTGTCTTACCGGCAAGACCTTGTACTTTAATCTCTTTATTGCCGTTTAAGCGAGCTGCGTAGAATACCTTACGCCGACTACTAACAAATCCATCTACTACACTCAACAGTTTACGTACAATATTGTCGCGCTGATATAGCTTAGAATCAATTGTAAATTGTTCACTCATAGGCACTTCTAACGAAGTAGAAGCGCATGGAATAGTAGAACTTGCAAGTACTACTTTACGAACTGCAGTGTCTTTTCCATAGTAAATATTCATGTTTGTTAGAGCTTCGTCGTCTAATGTATAAGTTTTAATCTTATCATTGATATTTTTGAACATCTGCGTTACCTCACCATGTGTCTCTAAATGAGACCCAAGTCCCTTATAATAGCGAATATGATAATTCGCTACATCAGTACCTACTTCTTCCATCCAGGCATTCGCTTCTTTTTCAGAGTAAAATTCCTTCACATAACCTTTCTTAGTAGGATAAGCACGAATGACTGGGGTCACAATACGACGAATAAACCCGCGACTTAGCAGAGCAGGCCAATAAGTAAGTATAAACGTGACAACGAGCCCAAAGATGTTAAACCCATCTAAATCCTGATCAGTTAGACCAACAATAAATCCATAACGTAGAGTTTTCCATTCACGTTCAGTTTCATAAGTTTTATTGTAGTCGAGACCTAGCACTTTTACAAGTGCTGAAATGCGGACATTTGCTTGTAGCTTGGCATTAGGAATGCGTCGCCCTTCTTTAGTATCGAATGATTCCTTTAATCCATTCATCGGCACGCCTCCTATCGAGAAAGCGCCAAACCACTCATAATTAAAATTACCAGTAGATGTGTCCTTTAGCCCGATATCTGCAGTACCCATGGCACTATCACCCTCTGTAATAATGAGGCCGCAGTCTAAACATTTTGATGGAAATCGACAGTTATATGCTTCTTCGTACTTAGCAGCTTCTATTTTACCACGTACGACTCGAGTTTTTTCTACACCAAGTGTTTTTTTGAGAAACATAGATAGGATTTTATCCTTACATAACTCATAAATACTGCGAATTTGTTGATTAGTGAACGCATATGAATATTTACTTGGGTCGTCAGCAATTGCATTTTTGATTTGAGCCGAGAATGTGGGCGATGGAATCACGCCCTTTATCCAAATCGCCAAATTACATGTTACAAAGTTTTTATTGAACTTTGCGCCTGATTTTTTGATATCTCGCTCGATTAGTGGTTTTAGCCCATCTACAATTAAGTCAGTAATGTATTTCACATGAGTACCACCATCTGCCACAACAACACCGTTGATAATCGAGTGACTTTCTGCAACGCCGGAAGATAGTCCTACCGATACATCCCATGGATATTTACTATGTTCTAATTTAAACGTTACCGCTACATCAGTAAATAGTTTTGTATAGTCGTGGAATGTCACAGAAATACGTTCTTCATTATAATAAACACGTGCTGTAGACCAAGCAGCGGCTTGATATGCACGTGTTTTTAGAAGAATGTCCAACGTTGAAAGAAAGTCGGGTAGTTTAAGGCCAAAGTCTGAAGTGTAATTTGGAGTAAATGTTACGCATGTGTATGATTTAGTACATTTTGTAACGACTGGGTCATCAGCTAGAATATCAGTTTCACCTGCGTGGAAACGTTGTCGATATTTATGAGTACCATCGCATGTTTCAACAAACATTTCCTTCGAAAAGGCACAAGCTAATTTCAGCCCTAATCCGTTAGTACCTCCTTTGGTATTTTCGCCGGCATCATCTAGATTATCACCTGCGAGGAACTCACTTGCGATAAGCTGCACTGCACTCATAGACTTACCAGATACAGTTACAACTACATCCTGAGGAATACCGGGTCCATTGTTCCAAACAGAAATCACTCCTTCATCATGACTGATGACAATTTTCGTTACTAGAGTTGGGTAATGACTCGCATGGTCCAGCGCATTCACAATAACTTCATCTATAATCTTGTAAAGACTATCAGGGAATTTCAGTTCCTGTAGAATAAATGCTTGTTTTTCATCATCATATGCAGATACAATACGCTTCTTGTTCTTACCATCACCAACCCACATAGATTTGCTACGTACATGTTGGAGCTGCGAGATTTGTTTAGCTACGCGTTTTGACATCTAATATTGTAGAAGATTAATTCAATCTTTAGTTTTAAATATCAGAGGTTGATGAAAGCTTACCTATAACCCGTTGTTGTATTTTTTGTAGTTCAGCTATTGATTCTCGTAAGTTGAAATCGCTGAGTTCGCTTGTATCATCGTCACTATCTGTATCGTCAGATAATTTACTATATAGCTTATATACTATAAATAAAACTACACAAATTATAGCAGCGTATACAATTAAATTAGATTTTTCAACAGTGGATTCCGACTCTTGATGCTTTTCTACTTCTGACATATATATGTATATTAATTTACTTATTAATACAAAAAAAATAGATGATAATTTAATAACCTAGCATAGCTTTGTTGAGTTTGCCGAGACCTTTACCCGAGCTCATTCCTTCGTAAGCATAGCGAGGGCGACGCGCCTTACTGCCTACAATACCTTCTACAGCGCTGGTTTCATCGGCTGTCTTGGCGCGGAGAGTCGCATTACGGTCCTCTTCGGTCTCATCAAATGCATTGCCTGAGAAAACGGGCGGCTCATTGCCTCCCATACTACCAGCCATACCTTCATGCGCGGGGTAGTAGCCGGCACGGTTGCCAGCATCGTCTACAACTTGATAACCAAGGGCACCAGCGGTGATGCCTTCACTGGCAACTTTTACATGAATACCAGATAGACGCATATGCAGCCATACAACTAGAACTAGCGTAACGGCTACGAATAGTGATACATAAGGGTTAAATGCTTCGGCGACTTGTACTGATTGACCTATACCTGACATGTTTGTTAGAGAGAAATATATATTACATAAGAATAAAAAAAATAAATAAATTATTCATAATCACGAAAAACTACAGCTTTGGCACGTAATGGAACTCCCGCTTTTGATAATTCATCATATTCTACTGTCAACATACGATGTAGATATGAAGAGAAGTTTTTTTTTGCTTCTTTATACAACGAATATCGCTGTTCGTAAGTCATATCCTTAGGTGTTACGGTAAATGCTACATTTTTGTCAGTGACACATTCATAAATGATTGCCCCTACATCTTTACCACGGGTTCCACTTGTAAACCCTACACATTCAAATTCATCTGTATATTTTGGCTTCATTTTTACTAAATTATTTGACCGCATAAAGCTACCTGTTTTACATGCTGCTAGATAACTACCTTTCATGTTACGTAACATCGCCCCCTCGTAAGACTTTTTTAAATACTTATTATACTGTATTACTGCTTCGTCAAACGAGTTGATTAACTTAGTATGTACATATTTAACATATTTTAAATCATTCACAAATACTTCTTGCAGCTGTAAATTGCGCTTTTCGAAGTTCATATGAAGTTTAGATGGGTAAAAGCAGTCATACAAATGATACTCATTTAAATTATTACTTACTGTTGAATTACGACTATCTCCTGAAATATCTTGTAGTAACTTACCGTGTTTATATAATTCACCATCTAGATAAATCGACTCTTTTGTCTTCCTGTTATACAATGCGTTCAATGTTTCATAGAGGTCTTTTTTTAAGTAGTTTACAGATGGTATGATTTTTGTAGTGCGTGTGTATAGTACTACATGAGTGTAATCACTGTCTACTTTACTTAAATACGCTACACATCGAATTCCATTTAACTTGGGCTGAATATAAGCGGGATACACAATATGCTTTTCACCATCTACAAAACTCTTCGCTAACATAGGAAACATCATATCACAATGTACAACAGTATCATTTTCCGTCGCGCCTGCATTAAGTTTCTTCAAATATAAACTACGCGCATCAATAAGAGCCTGTTGTAATACATTACGTTCATTAGTCTTGCCTAAATTCTTACCACATACCACATACGTGGGAATCGAACGTGTTATCTTACCGCCTGAAATACCTTGTTCTACATAAATCTGAGCAATAATATCATTTGGTACACTATTTGTTAGGTATACACTTTTAATAGGCAGCTGTTTTTCTGCGAGTAGGTCAAAGTCAATAGTTGATTGACGATTCCCATCTTTTATCAAACGAACAAATACATCGTAATGACGTATACGGTCTCGTGAGTCTTTCATTTGAAGTCGCGGAAATACATATATGTTCTCGATAATTTCACCAGGAAATTCTTCGAAATTATCGAATGACCGTTTATCTGAAGTCATTTATATTTAACTAGTATGAATTCATATTTAAAATATACAATGAGCATTTTGCCGATTTATCGGAACAAATACACGTTGCCTACTCTACATAGGAATATAGCCCGAAGTTTAGGCGCGCAGAATACCATATTACATTGGAAATTAGCAGGTACGTATTACACTTACGATGGCACTACGATACATAAATCATCAGTAGAATGTCATGATTTATCGCGTTGTATAATTAACGAATACTCCAGTATAACTCATGATGGCGAAGGATATGACACGCCATTTTCTATTTTACTTGACTATTATGTACTTAAACTGACAAATGAATTCCTTACTGAAAGTAGCCGCGATTTATTAAATGATATACTTCATGTAATTAGGAATCCCCTCAATGTAATATTACATTCTAATGTATATGATGAAACAACTGTCAAATCAGCTAGTTCTACATTGGCAAATGATTTATTTGACTTAATAGATGAATACAAGCTAGAACATACATCTACTATAAGTAAGGAATTATGTGAATGGGGTGATGTGATAGTTTGTATTAAGGATATTCCTATAGTTTATGAATGCACTGCTCCCCTAAATATATATACAGATAGGAAGAAGATTCGCCTTCTAACAAGTTCCACGTCGCGATATTGCGACAGTATCATAATACGGGGCGAATTCATAACTAGTGAATTATGCACTGTATCACATGCTGCGTCTTTAATTTTTACCAATATAAAAAATATGCCTGATAAAACATTACGCATTATACGACTATTGTGTACGGTATTAAATGCAGAACTTATTTATACAGTAGGCGACTTACAAATTATAATACCTCACGAAACACCTATTCTTGATAGTAAATCGATGCAGTTATTACGTAATAAACGTGTTGCTATTTATGGAGAAGCTGATAATCTATTAACTAATACCTTAATAAATTATTCTATACAAATAACACGAGATGCTCCGCAGTTATCAATATGTATAAACTGCACAGATGATGTTCTTTCATCAATTGAAACTCCTATTATTAATGTAGGCATTCAATCGACACGTGCAAAATACAATGTTCCCCTAGAAGATGTATGTTTTACAGTGTTAAAACATTTTAACAAGATACTACATGATGCGAGGATTTTAATTGTAGAAGATGACCGAGCTAATGCTAATATTTTAAAAAATATAATGTCAAATTTAAACTTTCATAATATTACAATAGCTTATTCCTGCAAAGAGGCAATGAGTATAATAGATGAACATTATGACTGTTGTCTGATGGACCTCCGACTTCCAGACGGAAATGGCGTAGACCTCGCTAATAGTATACATGAAAAATACCCCTTTATTGTGTTTATAGGAGTGACTGCACAGTTAACACATGCTAGTACTCCGTGGTTTTGCGAATTCGTATATAAGCCTATTAATGTAATAACACTTGAAGAAAAATTACGTACAATACTACGTTAATTCATTGTAACGCGATAATGCATAGGCCAAATCTGTAGATGTAGTGTATGATGCGACTTGTGTTTTGAATTCTTTCTTTGCTGAGTCATGAGATGCTGCTGACACATCAATAACACGTTCTACTTCGATTGATTTTAATTCCTGTATATCATCTTCTACAACAACTCCATTATCCAAACAGTATTTTTTATATCGTAAGTATAATTTCCTACTGATATCAGGGTCACTAAGCTCTAACTGGGTAAACTGCGACCTCACTTCATTTAATAATATATCTTCTGGTATTTTTGACTCAGGTGATTTATCAGCATTAACTAATATACGTTGGAGTAGCGAATTATACTTCACTAGTTGTTGCTTAGTTTGGTCTTTAATCTTGTCATAAGCTAGAAAATCCTTTGCTCGTACCATGCAGGCTACTAAACCACTACATACTAGTATTACGGTTCCGTTTGGGTCTATACTATGACCTGCTATCTGGTCTATAAACCCTATTGTAGGAGCTGTTATAGCCAATGCGGTGTGTATGTATTTGAATATCTTATCACTTGTCGCGTATGAATCTAATACAATGTTAAGTAATATCTTTTTTTTAATTATTGTTTTACAAAGAGCTTGCATCTATACTATATAAAAAATAATAGTTTACTCGATTTCAGCGTTGAACTCATACCGAGTCGAGCTAGCAATGATGTTACTTGTAACATCAGAATACTGTTCAAGAGTGACATCTTCGTATTGCGATTCACGAGCTACTTCCTCGTAAGTCATAACTCGTGGGTTATGAACACGGATATTGTCTGTATGCTCGTTCTCGTACTGAAGATACCAAACATTGAGAGGTGAAGTACGACCAATACGATGGCCACGACCTGCTACCTGTGACTCGGTTTCCTTATCACGGATGTTATGCATGAATACAAGGTCCGTTGCGGTCTGAAGGTTCAGTCCCTGACAGTAGCGAGTTGCGTTGATAATCATCGCACAAGTGCCTTCGCATTCATTGAAAGAACGCGCAGCCGCTGAGATTTCGGCAGATGTGCCCATTAGACGCCAATAGTGGACGTGGTTTTCGTCAAGAATCGACATGACCTTGTTCAGAGTCTCATCGAAGTTCGCAAAGATGAGCACCTTGCGAACAGACGGTTCGCGCATGATACGTGAACCCTTCATTACGTTAGGTAGATACATCTCAATACGACTCTCGTCTTTTACTTTCTGATGAGTGATAATCTTCATAAGCGCTGTGAACTTAGTAAGAGGCTCTTCCTTCTCCTCTACTTCAACAAGTTCTTCTTCAGTAGATTCGGCATCTTCGAGCATCTTCTCCTCGTTAACATCATCGAGGAGAAGGTTCTTGATGAAAATTACATCCTTAATAGTAATTACCTTCATGCAATTGCAGCATTGACCAACCAGCTTGCTAGCGCGATTCATCATGTTGTTTGCTTGCATACCGCACGATGCATGTAGAATCATCCCACAGCACTTGTTAATGATAAAGCACTTCTCGGAATCATCATCAGAATCCTCATACTTCAGATCACACTTGCAAATTGGACATTCGTTGTGAGCAATGTTATCACTTACACGCTTAAGCTCCTTGCCTGCGGCCTTAGCTTGCGAATCATATTTATGAGCAAAGCGGTCAACAGTTTGAATGACATCCTCGTTCTGAGCAGAAGGTTCTTCGAATTCCTCGAATGTCTTATCGGGATACTCGTAGTCGTGCGAATATTTTACTACGGGGAAAATGTCTTCCACGATGTGCGCTGCAAAATCAACATAAGCACGAGCACGACGATACTTCTCAGATTCACTGCCTAGCAGATGAGTGAAAATACCCGAAGCGCTTGTAGCTGTAATCTTCAGTTCACGGGCCGCTTCTTCGAGTGCATCGCCGTTAAGCATTTCAGTAATACGCGTAATTTGGTCGCTACGCATGCCATTTAGCAGAGTGATGTACGTGTTTGAAGGGCTTTGAAAGATGACCTGATGGAACTTGATAATCGGCATAGCAGACTCCTGTTCGATGTACATCGGGTCGTTTCGTACGTTAAAATACTTATAAAGTGTACCGTTAGCCATGAGTTGGTCAAGAGAATATGAAACAGTCTTCACAATGTTAGACGCCTTTAGTGTGGTAATTGACTTTGCATCCATCCTAATAGAACGACGAGTACTTGAAACAAGCCACGTGAACCGTGCGTTAACCACATTACAACGGTTAGGTAGCTTAATAGTATCAAAATCATCGATAACAACGCGGTTCCAGCATACATCATGAACATAACTAATCAGTGTCATAATGTAATGTTCGTTATTTTCGCATTCCATGTCTTGGATAGTATAAGCAGGAGGCAGATGAGGGTCAACCGTTACCTTGCCATTCTTAACAAGAACAATGTCATAATCGTTAATAGAACCATCTTCAATCTTCTTCCAGAGTACACGAAGATGGCGAACGTTTTCAATGACGAAAACCGACATCGTAGTGAATACGGAAATCGTGTCATACCATTGACGAAGTACTGAAGTACCTGTAAACACTAGAGTACAACGAAGGTTCTTACTGAACACACGCTGTATATTTGTGCTTACGTTGTTAGTACGCTTCTCGCGTACAATCACTGAATTGCCATTAGAAGCGGGTGTTTTGTTGAGTAGGATAGTAGCAAGTACATCAAATGTCTTACCAGAGCCTACAGGCTCACTGAGTACTGCCGTATTGTAATTGACACGAGTACTCGTCGAAGCGCAAGTCACGCATGTGTTGTTTTCTAGTTCAATCATCGCATGTACCGCAGTACGCTGATGCGGACGAAGCTGTACATGCATACCTTGCACCGCTCCAACCGTCTGAAAGCTCTTGTCGAGCGTAATAGCAGGAGTGTAATTGGTAACACTGTTACCCTTTACGATATCAATAGGAATATTGTTCATTTCGCTAATATACGTCTTGAACTCACATTCCTCATCAGAATGCTTTGCGTCATTTACATGAGCATCAGCTGACACGTTGAAATTGAATACAAATGAGGTCATGACGAAAATAGAAATAAGAGTATTCTGTTAAATAAAATTCAAATTTTAAATATATATGTCCGACCTGCCTCAAAAAGAAGAAACCCCTTCCGACCTGCCTCAAAAAGACTACTCAAAAGAGCTCATACAGAGTCTTGAACAGATTATAGACGGCAAACGCATAACAACAGCCCTTGTTATGCGTATGGTTGCCGATGCTATTATGATTTCCTCTGAAGACCCTCTATCAATTTATGAAAAAAAGACACTAATCAGTTCAGTAGTGGAACAGCTAATTCGCAAATCTGACATTCCTCAAGAAGAAGTAGATATATTGATGATTCCCGTAGATGGATTAATTCTAAAAGCTCTTGATGTTGTAGAGGATGTAACAGAAGCTGTAAGTGAAAAGGTAAAGACTAGCTCGTGCTGTATAGTTATGTAGTATATCATTACAAATCTTTGACTTTTTCATGAGCTGGTACCATTTTTTTTCGAGCGTGTTCTGCTAATTTATCAACATAATCATTATTTTCATACTTCCACTGGTCTAATGCGTTTTTCGACTCTTTCAGCTTTGATTTATTATGCGAATATACATGTATAAATTCAACATCGCGTGTAGAATATAAATCATATAATATCTTAGTTAAATCACTATTTTTCATAGTGGAAAATTTATTCTCTGACCATTTTTTCATGTATATCTGACACATATCTATCCAGAACCTCGAATCTGTATAAATTTGTATTTTACCATTAGTTAACTGAAGTGCTCGGATAATCGCATATCCTTCAGCTCGTTGATTACTTGCTGTGTATTTAGAGATGTCAAGAGAACCATATACTATTTTTTTATCGGGAAAATACAGTGCATATCCACCTCGTGATTCTGGTGAATTATTGTTAGGATAACAACTGCCATCTGTAAATACTACTGTATGTAGTGTAGAAGCAATAATATTAGGGGTAGTGGATAATGATGTGACTGTAGTCAGCTCCCAGCAAATTCCTAGTTTTTCGGTGGCTTGCGAAAAGTGGTCGCAATGAATAAAAGATTGTTTACTTTGCGCGAGTGGTGATGGATGCGCATATGTTAGTACAGTGGCATTTTTAACTTTACAAATCTTCTGAGCATATGCTCCCCATAACATGAATATTATATTGGGTCTGTCAAATCGCTGAATAATGCGCTGAGTTACATCTGACCATATTGTTTTATGAGCATTTGCCGTACCAACTTCTGTAGTGAGTGACGCATTGAGAAGTAGTACTCCTTGTTGTACCCAGGGAGTTAAATCACCTGATTTAGGCATTTCTGTAATTAATTTATTATGTAATAAGCAGGCAAATATATTACGTAGTGATGGGGTAATAGTTGGCGCTGAAAATGCAAGGCCTTGCGCCGTGTCCTTCGTGTAATATGGGTCCTGTCCAATAATAACTACTTTAACATTCGTCGGATGTAAAGAGGTAAATGCAAATATCTTATCGCGACTAGGTGTATAATTCGTTAATTTGTCGATTATATCACTAACTTGTACTTCGTCAATAATGTCATTCCAATGTGGGCTAAATAAACTACTCATGTATTAAAAAATATACAATTCACACTTTATTTACCATACTAATCGTATGTTTCATTTACTTATTTTACCATACTAATCGTATGTTTCATTTACTTATTTTACCATACTAATCGTATGTTTCGTTCCAAATCTCACATGCAATATATGCATAGATTTTTTTACATAAACAGGGTATTTGCAGATATTCATTTGCCTGCTGGAGTAGCTGCGCTTGTTGAGTAGGAGTAGCTGCATATTTACGACAGAATTCCAAATCTTTAGGCGTTAAAATTTTATCGATATAGTTGTGGAGAATTGGTTTTTCTTCTACATAATTGCTACCCGTGGGATTTTCTTCATGTAGAAGAAAATATTCGTGAATTATCCGTAGCATTTCAGTAGTATTGTATACTACTGGTTTGGTTTCCACATTACATATTACATGAAGATTACCTCGTGATATAAGTTTAGAAAAGGTACCTGATAGTTTAGCAACTTCAACATCACATTTAAAGAGTACTGCATCATTCGATGATTGAAATGTAAACATATATAGTGGTATACCAAATTCAAAATTTAACGGTCGAATGGAATGTCAACAACTTCTATTCGTTCTTCATACTGCGGTAGCGATGTTACATAATTTAGATGATGGAATATATTGCTATTATATTCTTTAGCATCAATAATACCTAATATGATAAGAGATAAAAATGCAAGTTGCCCACAATCAGTATTTTTGTTACACGCCGATAGTCCTAATTTTTTACTAAAAGCACTTTCTACTATATTCTTGTCATAGTAAAAGTTACATATTGCGTATTGTATGAATTCTTCAAATTTATCTAAGTTTATAGGTGTAATTAGAGATTTCCTATAATAAACGCGACCTTTATATTTTGACACTCGGTTGTATAAAGGTGTACAAAATATACCGCGAGTATTGTGAATCGGAAGCAGTGGCATACTATCTATACCATTGGCTTCGAATAGATAAGGTATGCCGTTCCTCATACATACTACTCCAACATGTCCAAAATAACCCCCATGCATGACAGAATTCCAGTTATTACATGCTTTAAATAATATTAAATCGCCTGTTTTTAACGTATTAGATGCTATTAAGTCAGAAACAAAAATCTTACCATTCGCACTACATATATGCCATTGCATAGAATAAACATATAATAAGATAATAAGAATTACAATAGATAACATCTGAGTATAACTATATTTAACTAATTTCTAATATATTGTATACTATGTCATTGCCTACACTTCTAAAATCAGGTAGTATTAAACAACAGAAATGGATGACTCGCGAACAGGTAAAAAAACTTACCACTATAACTTCAATAGAGTGGATTGTAGAATATCTAATAGATAGGTCTTGGGACCGCGCAACCCCTCCTAAGATACGTATCAAATCACGCGGCAGTCGGGTGGGAGTCTTTCGGTCTGGTACGGGAACAGGTAAATCTACTGTTTTTCCACCAGCTATATTTTCAGAGTTCTTTCTCAAACGAGGAATTAGGAAAAACATTATTTGTACACAACCAACTGTAGTTACTGCGGTAGATATTCCTTATCAGATAGCCCTATACAACAAAGAGTTAATAATCGGGCGTACATTAGGCTATCAAACTGGATCACTAGTATATAAGCCAGTTAAGGGAGTTCTATTCACAACTATTGGTATTCTTTTACAACATCTTAAAACTCTTACTGATGAGGAATTTATGAAAAAATATTCATTTATCATAGTTGATGAAATTCACAATAGGTCTATTGAAACCGATGATTGTCTACTACACTTGAATAAACTGCTTAGTCGTAATTATGAATCACCCGATTGTCCATATATTATACTTACTAGTGGTACTTTTGACCCGAAAATTTACATGGATTATTTTGATTGCCCTGATGATAGCTTTTTAGATATCGTTGGAAGTAGTTTCCCTATTACAGACGAGTATTCTCCTTTTACACTAGCTGATTGGCAAACCGCTGTTTGTAATAAAGTAATAAAAACACACGTTGATAATGTCGCAGATTATTCGTCTGGAAACATATTTCGTGATATATTAGTATTTGTACAAGGTAATGCTCAGATTAAAGAATTAACTGAACGTATACATGAGGCAAATGCCGAGATATTTGCTAGAGGGCAGCAAGAAAGTAAAAAATATGCTGATTCTCTAGTTAATAAGTATATCGGAGGAGCTCAAAGTGTATCAAAGAAATATTATTTATGTCCGGTATCTGTTACATCGAATGATTTAGAAAAAAGTTCCGATGAATATCAGAATTTATTCTCCCCTATAGAATCAATTACCGTTAAGTTATATAAATATGTAAATGGCGAACGTACTGAAAAATTTACACGAGTACCAGCGAGTCGACGTGTGATTTTTGCAACGAATTCAATCGAAACGGGCCTTACAATCGAAACTCTAAAATACTGTATAGACTCTGGATGGGTAATGGAAAGCCAGTTTAACCCGTGCTTTGGTGTGTACTGTTTACTTAATAAAAATGTGACTGCTGCCAATGCAACGCAGCGTCGTGGACGTGTAGGTCGCAAATATCCGGGGCAATTCTACTGTGCTTATACAGAAGATACATTTAAGTCATTACCAGCGTTACCATTTCCTGAAATTATTAAAAATGATGTGTCTACGATACTATTAGATTTAATAGTTAGTGAAACCGAGGCTACTATCGAACATACGAATAAAGGATTTCGTATGAATGCTTTTGACCAATTTCAGTACGAATTTAATGTTAAAAAGCCTTTTTACATGAATACTGTTGACTTTATGCAGAGTCCATCCGCCGACAGTTTAATATTTGCAGCTGAAAAGTTGCGTATGTTAGGGTTTATGAAAGGTGATTTTACTCCAACTCTCCTAGGTTATTATGCTAGTAAATTCAGGAAATTACCACTAGAAGACATACGAATGATATTCGCATCATATTATACAGGAGCTTCTACGTTAGACTGCATTACAATTGCCGCCTTTAATATGAATTCAGTTAAATTAAGTATCAAACGTAATAAGTTTTTAGGTGTCAATGTGATGCGGCTTAAGCCTGAATCACAAGCTATATTCACCAAGCAAGTTATAGCGTGTGATTTTACTCAAAATCTACTAATTTATTCAGAATACATCAATTATTTGAATAAAATATCAGAAGAATTTAAATTATCATTGGACAAAAAAAAGAGGTATAATCTAATTAATGCATTGCAAAAGTTCTGCGATGAGTATAAAATTAATGCTGATACAATGATGCGAATAACTTCAACACGTGACGAAATCATCGCTGACATGTTATCGTTAGGTCTAAACCCATTCTACAATGGTATGGGGTTGCCACGTGGTAAGTATTCGATATATAATTATCTACAAACACATCCAGTAGAGTCCATTGAAGAAGTATATAAGCTCAAAAAATGCTTATATGAGGGATATCGTTGTAATTTACTAACACTTAATAAATCAGGCGTTTACATAACGCATTACACACATGTGCCTGTTGTCATAGATAATTATATTATCAAGGGCAATAAGCCACATGCAATAATAACTAATTCTATTATATTCCGTAACGCTGATACAAAATATGACTTTGCTGCTAATGAAATATCAGTCTGTGACGTTGCTATGAGCGTCGACTATGACTTCTGCTGAATAGTCGACTACGACTTTTGAATAGTCAACGTTATCCGGGTAATCCTCAATTTTTGGGATAATAGATGTATCGATTACAATAGGTGTGTAGTTGTGGAATCGTAAAGGAATATGACGGATGCGATTGTACATGAGTGGTCGATTCACAGGAATATCACAGTCGTCATCAGAATCTAATACCATACGTGAACGTCGATTCACAGGAATATCACAGTAGTCATCAGAATCTAATACCATATGTGAACGTCGATTAATAGGAATATCAAAGTCGTCATCAGACTCATCCTTGTGAATATCCTCGAACATGTCACGATACAATGGATGCATTCGAATTAACGTAATTATAGGACCCATGTGAAAATCTGATGGCATAAATTGTTTTTTTTCTCCATCATACTTAATTGTTACATTCACTCCATTAATCTTGCAAAGAAATTCATCGTTTTCGCATGTGATGACTGACACACTAATCACTGGTTTGACACTCACACCTACTGTTTGGCAAACCAGTGATTCCCCGGTAGATAGGTCTACGTGATAGTTCTTACCTAAGCAATTACAATACATTTATTTATTTTATAAATTTCAATTTTCAGACCAATCAGCGAGTTCCGGTGAGAAGTATGGTGAATAAGTAATTAAAAGTGAACAATAGTTGAAATTTTCAACTGAATGGTCTATTGGCATATACATACCAGCTACATGAGCTTCTGTGATGAAGAATTTGAAAGTAGTCCAGAAACTCACATCATGACCAAATGTAGGATTTGCCATATGCGCGAGCTCATGCAATATGACAAATTTCAACTCATTTATTGAGTGGAAATTATTTTTACCACTTAGCTTTTCACGTAAACATAAAGCGAAGACCTTACCTTTTCCTGATACATAACTTGTGTTAACATCATTTATCGGATTATTTTCTACTATTGAATCTGGATTGTAATTGAGTAATAATAGGTCAACAGCACGCCGCCCATTACCGCTATAACCTCCATAAACATACTTATTCCGGAGATGCTCAATAAAATCTATACAAAATAGATTAATCTTCGCTAAAACTTCTGATGCCTCTTGTGTATTATTATAATTACTGATTACATCATAGCAACGCGAATCCACATTATTACATACACTTGTATCCCCTAACGTAGCATTGGATTTTTTCGAAAAGATAATCAAAGTTAATAGTAATAAAGCCACTAAGTACATTATATTAAGGAAAATATGATTTCCATGATTCATAAATAGTAGGACATACGCATACTGTAATAGTCGAAAATTTGTTTTGATATAGTTTTGCAACTGATGCTATTATATTTCCAGCTACTAATGATGACAAACCTGTTGTAAGTAGGTCACCATCATCAAATACGATATCTCGTTTTCCCAAGAAAAGTGCTAATTCACAAGCATCTATATATCGTTGCTTGACAAATGGATATTCTTGTGGTAATGAGTTTATAGGGAGTCCATTATTAATGACTGAAAATAGTTTCCAGAAATTACTTGTTCGTTTTTTATAATCTGCATCAGTAAATAGCAATACATAAGGTACATACACTACTTCGCGTTTCCTTAGTGGATATGCGTTTAATAATTGTTTCATAGCGATTGAATAACTCGTGCGATATGTTAAATGCGATTCTGGCGTCAGAATACCATTTTCTGCATTATTACAACTCGCTAATGTACTGCCTCCTAAAATATATGTGTATACTGCGCGATTATCAGCTATGTAATCTATCGCATCGCCGCAGACTAGTTTTATCAATCCATTATATTCAAGGGTAGAATTACGATTAAATGTTTTTATTGGAATAACATCGTCGCAATAATCAGAGTTAATTACGTTCGATGTGACTGATGCCAATCCGCTAATTCCACCGCTTGTTATTAGATAACTCTCTGTTAATTTATCAAATCCTCCCATATTTGAAGACCTCATAAGTTCACAAGAGGCTATTGTGTTTTTATAAACATCTACTAGTTTCATTCGATGGTTAAACCTTTCATCGGGCTTGGCAACCGGCATTCGATTATCGGCTGTAATTTCATCTATTAATGAATTGGTTTGTTCGGTTTTATGCAATTCATTATCTTCGTTATTAACAGGGGTTTCTATCGAAGTTTTACTACTGTCTAGTAAGTCATTTAATAAATCAATAACCCTACTTGCTATACTTGACGGGGCCCATCCACTAAGTGTATATTCTATGCGGTCAATTAGTTCTTCTATTTGCCTGTCTACTGATATATCAGCGATTTTATTATTTGTTTTATGTTCTAGAATAGTTTCACTAGCTGTGATATTGCATGTGACTAATGATATGAATTTTTGCTGCAATGCAGTAGGAGTGTCGTGTGGCTCATGTTTGTAGATATTGTAAAAATTTGCTAGTGCTGTAGTGTGGAAACAGTAGCGAGGTATTGTTTCGAATAGATGTGTTAATGAGTTTACTGGTGAAATTACTAACGGCTGAGCTCGAATATAATATTCGTTTACCACTGTAATAAATGATTTTAATGACTCATTTTCCTCACATAATGTTCGAACACGCTCATGAGCATTATCTATATATTCTGCTTGTAGATTGGTGTTATCTGCTACAACAGAGTTTTCCAAAAAGGCACTAACTACAATAGGTTTCTCATAATAACTGTTTATTACTGCTTCAGAAAATGTATTGAAATTGATAGGGGTCCCTACAATACTTGTTAAATTGCAAGTATTTAATAATAGTATGTAATCTCCATATGCAAATGGTTCCCTTTTAATTACCTGTATCATATAATCAGCTAATTGACGAGGAGTGAATGCAATTTTCCCAGTAAATGAAACAATTTTCTTTAAGTAATTTGATGCCTCTGACACATTGTTATGTTGTAGTATATCGTATATAGACTCATGATTGTTGTAATATTTACATATCGTTTCGTTTTTTGACTTGCGTAGAGTATCGTCAATATACTTAATAAACTTATCAGACATTGTTATATTGTAATATAAATATAGCTTTATTAATATACAAATGAGTCATGAATTTACACATAATCCCGTAAAATTACGTATAGTTGACTGTCATACTGGTAAAACAAAACAAACGTTAATATTTGTAGGAAATGTTGATAAATTCATATCTACAGAATTAGACAAACTTGCCGCTAATACAAGTTATAATAGTAAAGTGTTGAAAAAACACTATGGAGCTGATTATAAGGCATTACTAGGTATTAGTGGCATATCAGGCGGTGAAGACTTAGATTTTGATGATTTTGACATTGATGTTGGTGTTGATGATGTATCAACACTGCCAACCGCCGCAGTATGTAGTACAGTTACTGAACATCCTGAAACATTTGAAGAATCGTCACCTACTACAAATGAGGTATTTATTACTGATATAGTTGATTATGGTGTTAAATTAGCATATTCTAATAAAGTCAAATTTATTAAACACATCGATGTTAGTCCAACTGATTCTATTGCTGATTTTAAGCTCAAAATCTTCCTCGCCGCAGATATTCCTATATATCGTCAACATCTATATATAAAACAGAAAACACGCGTCACTCCTATGAGCTATTCGATTGTAGTAAATGGTGCTATTGAATATGTCAATATCGAAAAACTAATATTACATTATACGGGAAGTTCAACTTTAGATACTATATGTAATATACCTGTTGAAGTTGAATCTTATAACAATAAGGATTTTACTACAGTTGTAGCGAAAGACACTTTTACACTATTACATAATCTTTACGAATCTTCCGCAGTAGTTGATTACTTTTTAGTTGATGCGGCTGATTTAATTACAAATGATGTGCAACCATTAAAAACTGATAAGTATCAGAGCGAAGTAGTGTATTATGGGTTTATACAATTGTATTTTCCACTAATGACATATGCTGTATTTTCCGATTTCATTAAAAACGAAAACGCAATTCGTGAAATTTATCCTGAATTGTTACCTGACAAAAGGACATTGTCCAATGCTGTACAATTAGAGTGTGATATCTCTACTATTGCATTTGAAAGCGTTCACGACTCTGCACTACAGTCAAAGATATTTTCCTCGATTACACAAACTACACTGTCTATTGATGACTATAATCAAGATGTAGAGTATGTAATGAATCTACGAAACTTATTCGATACACTTGAACTAACTCCATTAATCACATATTGCAAGGCGCATCTATTGTATAAAAATCAAGTTGTGTATTTACGCAAAGCATATTCAGAGGAACCTGAGCCTCGTGACATAATACCATTGAATTCTCTATTGATTAAAATAAAAACATCAACTGATACAACAGAGAATATGCGATTAGTTATATTTAAGAATGGTAATTATGTAGTTAAAACTGAGTGGCGCGAAGAAAATCATATGGATTTTAAAAAGATTATCAATAGTGTCAGTGAAAAAGTCAATCCTATTATTGCGTTAATCAATAAATTTGGAGATAATGTTAAATATCATAAAATTCCGCTATCGACCATTTCAAAATCAAATGTTGCATTTACAGAGACCTCCATGAGCTTTTATTTTGATGATGATGTGACGGATGCAAAGTTCACTGTTTTTAAACAAATATTGAATGATTTTGCTAAAGCTCGTATTATTACGCCAAAGGAAAATATTGCATTAGGACTTGAATATTTCTTCAATAAGGGTATGTATAAGTATGATGCTAGTCGTATTGAAAAGGCAATAGCTGTAAGTAATTATTATGAATGGATGTCTAATGGTACTGTAAATCATAAATGGAACTCAATTTTCCAACGTACAAGGTTATTCCAAGTATTTAATGTGAGCTCGAAGCTGAAATTAACGATTTCCGGAGTACGCGATGATGTAGAGTTGAATATTTTTATTACTTATTTAAGCGGTTTATTTGCTATTTACCTTGATAACACTAAGAATATGCGTATTTTAGCTAGTGATGCGAAAACTAAGAGGTCATTAAAGACATTAAAGACATTAAAAGTGCAAGACCCGTTACTATATGACTTTAAGAAAATATATAATTCGCCCGTTATATACTCGAAAATATGTCAAAAACCATATCAGCCTACTATTTTGTCTGATGCAGAGTACTCTGACTTACCAGCTGGTAAAAAAGCTAACGCTCTACGCTACTGGAACTTTACCAAGCAAAAACCCGTATGGTATTCGTGTCCTAATGCAAAATATCCATTTGTTAAATTTATAGTCAAACAACACCCGAAGGATTTCTGCATTCCTTGTTGTAAAAAAATAGCTATGAATGAAAATGTCAATATTAAGAAACAAGAAATTCATAATGCTTGCATGCGGTCGCACGAATATACAGGCGAAAAAGTCAATTTAACAAAAGGGTCTCATTATATTGCAACGTATGGTAAGGACATCGAAGCAGGCCGCATTTCACGACTGCCCGAGCATACACTAGAACCGCTATTCTTTGATACTTATTCGGCAGAAGGCTCTATAGATTCAGAATGCGTAACGGCAGATGGTTATTATATTTATGGAGTAGAACAACATTCTACAACACTTGATAACATCGGAGCATTACACTGCTGTGCTCATGCACTTACTATGAGTCCTGTAGAATTCATCAATGAATGTATTTCGCGTATAAAAGCTGATAAAAGTAAAATGCGAGTATTACTCGGCGGCGATTTGACGAACTGGATTAGTACAGATGACCTCGCAACTCACTTATTGCGAATTGTAACTCCGGGTGAAACACCTAAAATATTACCATGGAACGAGCTCATATGTGATGTAGTATATTATTATTTTGGCATTAATATCATACAGTTTGATGACCAAAACAAGGAATCAATTGAGTTAGTGTTGCCGAAAGGACTGAAAAACTATACTGAAATGTTTCCAGAAAGCCATAAGAACTTAGTTGTAATTCGTAAGCGAAATAAGTGGTATCCAATTTATTTATTCAATACGGAAATGTTCAAACGTACGGGGCTCATCGATAGCAAATTATTTTTAAACGATTCAGGGTTGATAACTATTATTCGAGCGGTTGTCCGTAGGAACTTCGAAACTACATCAGACCGTATTCAAACTGATATAACACTATCAGTAATTAAAGCGTTTTGTGAGAAAAAATCACTGAATATTATCCATTATTATATTAACTACTCTAACTTGTGTTATTCATGCGTAGTGGAAATAAATAAAAAGTTGATACTTATCCCATGTACTCCTTCGCATTATCCCCTAGAAGATGATATAAGTTTAATATTTACACCATATGCAGGCGAATATTCGAGTAAGTTCGCGGACTACGAAGAGTTTGCGCAGGTATTTTATAAATGGAATGTTTCAGTTAGTAATTCATCAGGGCTAGATGGAGCGTTACTATACCCTAAAATCGCAGTGCAAAACTGGATATCGTATAACAATGAAGTAATAGCATTTATCTGTTGTGAATATATATGGTATATAAAGGGTATGTCTGAATTAGCAGCTAAGAAAGCTGCTGATGTTCCAATTCAAAAATATCTATACCATCCGTATAAAATTAATGCATTAATTGCATCGCATAAAGCGGCTCCAAAAAGCATACCTCAGCCATATGTAGACAAACTAAACCAAACACTTTACGAATATTATCTACATACGCTAATTCTACAGGGTATTATTGATGTGTTTAATAAACAACGTAATAAGAGCATGCGTTCACAGATAACAAATAAAATTCTAAAGTGTAATTTTGATAAGGATTTGACACCAATAAAGGAAATAATAGATTCCATGAAAGATGCAGAAGACTCTAGTAAATTAAAGAATATATTTGCACGGGCATTAAACACCCATAGGGATAAAAAACAATTGTTATCAGACATACAACAGAGTTATTTTGCATTTGACCGAATGACTTTAGAAGAACTACGTGGTAAGTCTATTAAGGAGATTTATACAGAGTTAACGCATATAGTGAATAGTTTTGTTGTAATTAGTAAGGAGAAAGTTAAAACATTCCCTAATATGTTTTCTACCGGCGGATATTTAATTAATGGTAAATTACCTGTTGAAAAGTCTCAATTACATGATATTCTACAGATATGCGCCAGTGAAATAGCCAATCCGGCAAAATGGAAGTGGATTTTTAATTCGGTATTTCTTGATAAAACAGTTAATTATTTTAAATTTATTAAACGTACAAATGAAAAAATATTTATAGAGTTTGTTGACTAGTATATACATACAATGAGTGAAGTAGTAATTGGTAAAGAATCGGATGACACAAGTGATTTGATTGAAGTATCTGGTAATATAGTGACTCGGGTAAACTGGAAAGTTTCAGCGCTATTGTTTATAATATGCGTAGTAGTGTTTTCTGATTTATTTGTAGAAACCTTCTTAGAAGGTACTGCATTAGCATCCGGTGACAATCCTACAAATGATGGCACTTTTGTGCAAATATTTACGGTAATAGGTGGTTATATTTTAGCAGATTTAGCAGTTAGTTATGGAGTAGTTTAGTCGTATGTGAGTAGTTTAGTCGTATGTGAGTAGTTTAGTCGTATGTGAGTAGTTTAGTCGTATGTGAGTAGTTTAGTCATATATCGCATTGGAATAGTCGCTTATATATTCATTTAAAATACTACTATAGTCTACTAAAATATCATCACGATATTTATTATAGCAATGTTCTAACCAGTTATATAATTCTAGCATTTCTAATTCACTATTACCGCCGTCAAAATTAATCTTACCTTTTTTTAATAATTTAACTGTAGTTTTTTTATCCAAATCATAAGGCATAGGTCGATAGAACTTTAGAGTCAAACAGAAACATTTGTCTGTATTATAGTTTATTTCTGCGATATTGTATGAGTTAGTTTTACCTATGAACTTTCGGGCATTAATCTGCTGTGTTTGTGTAAGATGCGAGAGTCGCGTTTCTAAGTATTGTTCGAATTTAACGACTGACTTTTCCATCGCAATTTTGCGCTCTAAGTCAATCAAGTCCACATAATATTTAGCATCTAGTAGCTTTGCCTTGTAGTTTCGCATTACTGCTGTAAAGTTAATAACTTCTACATTTTCTACGAATGCCGCAGTAAGATATTCCTGTAGACACTTGATAGGCTTAATCAAATCTGACATGCTTGGATTTTTAATACCTGGTACCTGGAAAACACCATTTCGAAATAACTTGATTTTGTAATAAGTCCCAAGGTCTTCATGAGCAACAACAAATGTGATTTGACTGGAAAAATACTCACCTGTTCCTTGGGAGCGACGTTTTGTTTTTTCCTTGGGCTTAGGTTTGCGGCCACGTCCCGATTTCTTTTCCACTATAATAGGTTTATATAAAGGATTAATCTTTTTACCATAATTACACCCAATTAACATAATATTGCCAGTTGGTTCTGGTAACATGGAAAATACTTGTTCTTCTTCGAACGAAATGTTACTCATTAGTCCTTGTGCCGTGAGCGTAGATGGCTGTGGTGTATCAAATAATTTATTAGTCTGAGTTAATCGTTCACATGATTTTGTATAACGGGCAATATCATCTATTGTAATTCCTCCGTAGATTTTCACGCCATCAATTATATTAAATACGATAGATTCCATGTACTTTAGTATTGTATATTCAAATTTAGATTAAAAAAATATATTATGCGCTGCCCCAGTACTCTTGTGCGTAATGTAAACGTAGTATATGCCAAAGTATTCACTTTTACAAGTACTGGAAAGATTCTTCGTACTCATTCCATATACTAATATCTATTAATACATTGTCTTTATCATATTTTTTAATTATATTATAATCATTGCATCGGGTACAAGTTGTAATAATGTTAGTTATTTTGATGAGAGGTGCGTTATAAATATGTTCATTTGTAGCATATTTGTATGAAATACCATTTTTTTCGTATACATACTGTCGACGTCGATATAAATTAACCGTAATTAAATCATGATATACACTAAAGTATTCATTTTTAATTACGTAAAGTCGTTCCCAAGAAGACATTTTCATATCATTATGTATTCAAATTTAGATTAAAAAATATATTAGTTAAGAGAATATCGCGTAATACTGTCAATTTGTGTATTATTCACATCATAACTATTAAATATCATAAAATGATCCGATGGAATAATAGTTGTAATTGTGTTTTTTAATTTGGGCTGTAGCGGATATAATTGTTCGTGCTTTTTATAATCAGTCGGTACTGCGTTTTTCTCATATGTGTATTGACGGTCTCTCTTTGTTAACCCAGCTGAAACATAATATATAATATAATTTTTGTTTGACGACACCACTTTACGATCAGGCATTTAATATATTAGGTCTATATTCACTTTTTACGTGAATATTTAGCTATTAAATTGGTTTGAGCATCAATTTCCTGTTGTTCTTTCTCCGAAATCCAACTAATGATGAACGCTGCTGATGTACTAGATAGGTCAATTCGCGTTTCAAAGCCTCGTTGTAGCAGAGATGTGAGTATTTTATAGTAAATTACGCGCTGCGCTGCTGCGTTTTGTACATTTGGTATGCTAAATACTATAGGTACTGTTACAGTAACTGAATGTTTATACGCCCGACTTGCAGTTAGAATATCTTCATCAATTTGCTTAATGAGTACACTATACTCCTTTATGATTAGAGGATTCTCTGAAACATTTACTTTGATATCGCTAACTTTCAACATATTAAGATGAACTTACACACATTTAGAGCGTAAAATGCATAGCATGCATTAGGGTAGTATAAACTAGTAATGTAATCCATAAAATGTGAAGTAAGCAATTATAAAAAAATGAGTCAACTAGTAGACCCTGTTCACTTTTTACGTGAATAGCTTAGAATCGCACAAACTATTTTTAAAAACAGAAAATCTATGCATCTATCATTATGCATATGCAGTGTACGGCTATGACTTTACTGTATTTATGTCTTATGTGATTAATGATATAGTGTGTACGATTCAATTTGAACAAGATGAATATCCATTTCTGCTTAATCGATGTTTAAAAAACGGTTATGTTATAATGGGAAAAGGATTTAAGCCAGGTTATATTGAAGAAATGAAAAAGTCTGTATTTCATGTGTATGATACGACGGCTGTTCTAATTGATATTATTCCGGGAGATTCTCAACATCTCTTGCAAGCTTATTTCAAAATGTGAACAATGTTTAAATTAAAGAATGGGTATAATTAAAGAATTTCTGAAAAATGTACCTAAAAGTCAAATTTTTATAAAAAATAAAAAGTCTTGCGTGTATAGTTTGATGGAAAATGGTGTCGAGAATTTATATATGTCTTATGTTATTAATCACACTTTATGTACGATAGAATTTACTACTAGCGATGATTCACTAGACTATACACATCCTGACACACATAATTGCGTTGTAACTTATCGTAAGATTTATCATGAAGATGAGTATGATTGCGATACTGTAATTAAAGAATTCACACTAGAAGGTGTGCTTTATGATACATATTATACCGAAGACGAATACTGGTAAATTACTCGAGTGAGTAATTGCGAAATGTGAAACATGTATAACTTATCAAATGAATACTATTAATGAATTTGTAGCTAGTAAAATTGGTGAGATAGATGATATATTGATGCAAACTAAAATGATATTTATGTACACACTGCTGAAAGATCCTAATAGGTATTTGCATATGTCTTATGTGATAAATAACATCATTTACACTATGCAATTTGCTTCAGATGAATATATAGATCATAACTATAACAATACCCATGAACAAATTGCAATTGTTAAGAGGATCTGGTTGGATGATTACGAAGACGAGACAAAACTATTTAGTCGTTCTATAATAAAAATATACTCATTGGAAGGTGATATGATAGATATGTATTATAGATGGACAATATGATAAAATACCTACAGCATTACTCGAGTGAGTAGTTGCGACAATTCTCTAGAAACTCATCTGTTTCATAAGATATAATTTTGTTAGAAGCATCGATTTTTTTCTGATATTCATCGAGCGTTAATGTCCCTCCATATTGTATCATTTCATAAGGAGAAGGAGCTGGCATTATTGATTTCCATTTGATGCCAGTGAATATTTCAGCAACATAAAGCATCATATTTGTTTTATTAATTTTATCAGCTAGGTCATGTGAATATAAGTTAATATATGAAGCTACGCAATTAACACTGCAAAAATTACCTTTTGCATTGATAACGATGGAATCTATTAATGGTTTAGTACGTGAAAGCTTAATAGGAGGGTTTATTACAGAAAGTGACTTAGTTACTGGATTAATGGTTTGCGGCTCAAACCATGGCCGTCCTTTAAATGACCGGTGACAGTGCCAGCATAATACATTTGTAGAACGTGGCCATTTTTCAAGTGATTCGAATGTCATAGGAATTACATTGTATAATTTTTGATGAGAAATATTCTTGTAAAAATCGCCATATGATGATATATCGGATTTATATACACCTTTTAAAAATAGTACTGAATCATTTGTATGTGCTTTAAACGTACTAATTTTATTCATCTATATTTTTCCTGTAGTATTTTTATAACTAGTTATAGTTTAATTTACATTAATATACTATGGATTACCCGTACGACAATTTTGCACAAGACCAACTATTCGTTGATTCTGCTGTTGACAATGCGTACAATTTTGAGATGAATCGTCTCATGGAGACAAAAATATCAGCTGCTACGGCATTAGAAAAACTAAAAAATGAAGAAGTTGCGAAACCTGAAGCTAAAGAATCAGTAAAAGAGTCATTTAGCAACATGTTTAATGGACCTCATCAGTATTTATATATAATTATACTATTCCTTTTGGCACTTGTCATATCTCAAAATGTTTCGCATCAATCTGATATGCGCGAATTATACAAGGCAATTTTACATATGCACGCTACACCAAGCAAGAGCCTGTAGTAGTGCATCGGCTATATCATCACGCTTTTTTTTATTTGGTTGTAATCCAAAAACTCGACAAAACTCGTTATAATTAGCAGTAGAATGTTTTTTATTACTTCGATAGTTATTTATGCTGGCAAAATTATCAAGTGTTAAATGAGGCGCGAGACTAACTGTGCCTTTTAAACTAGGATGTACAATATGAACGACATGTGAGTCGCCAGGTAGTGGCGTGTAATACATATGAAGGGCATCTTGAATACTATGTGATGTGACATTAATACACATCTGATATTCTATTAAAACATAGTCGGGATGACCCCATTTATCGATTAGTTTTTGTTGAAGTAATTTCAGATTCTGTAATATCTGAGTGTTGATTTTTTTTGTACTTTTGTCTCCTACATCATATGAATCAGCATGTAGTATATTAAACTTAGAATCAAGTATGCTGTTAATTTTTCCCATTGAGACAACCAGTTCATCAACACTAGTATATTTTTTTGCTTCAGCCCATGCAGAAGTAAGTTGTGAGTGGAAATTCTCATTAGTCTTAACTACAACAACTCCTAAATTCCTCACCGCACAATCAAAAGAAAATATTAACATATTAATAGTTATCTAAAGTCTAGCTTTAGATATAAAATACACTCATGTCGATACACAATCCACAAAACCTAATAGGAATGGGCAGTATTTTAGCTGATGAAGGGGATACATTTGACGTAGATGCATTTGAACAACAAATTACATCCGGAGGTAAAGTACAAGAGAAAAAAACAACTGACTTAAGCAAAGATTTTAGTCGCGTTTTAAATGACTTAGACCGTATTGCAAATGATGGCGACATTTCTGATGCAGAGTCTGTTTCCTCCGAAAGTTCTGCAGAGCCTTGGAACCTCACTCCAAAAGACTCTCAGCTTGCTAATATGACTGTGGATGCTAAAAAAACTGTGCATATTAATAATGTGTTATCTGACATCAACGTAGATGACCGAGATGCTACGTTTATTAATGAGGAAACAGAGGATGACGAGCTCTGTCAGATTTTGGAGAAGATTGATATGTTACGTACGAATTTAGAGCATGAGGATGTTGATTTAAGTCGCATTCCTGAAGTCAATCATAATACTACAAAGCGCGAGGCCAAGAGTATTTTACGTATTTTACAGATTAAGAATGACCGTGCTCGATATTGTGACTTGTTCGAAGAGGGTATGTTAGGTCTTGCTATTGGATTGGAAAACATTTTCGATGGAAAAAATGAGGTACTTGGTAGCAAGATTGACCTAACAGGATACTCGGACACAGTCAAAGTCAAACTACGTCGTATGCGATATGAAACTTCCAGTTTTATCGGTGGCATTATGGAGGGTAGTAATTTATCGCCTGGTATGCGCATTTTACTAGAGCTAGTGCCCTCACTACTATTATATACAAGGAATCGACGTATCACATCAAATGATACACTAGTGACTGAGTCAGATTACAAGAACGCCATGCAGCAAATGTAAAAAAGATTATTTTTAGTCGACACAATCTACGCAGTAGCATTCATCATCTACATCATATCCATATACTTTCACGCCATGAACATGTTCTTGTTTGTCTAACGTATTGTAATATGCATTAAATGCAATAGGGATGCCTGTTGCATTTTGAACGACCATCTCATGAGAATAATAATTATATGTTACGTCTCGATGAGATGTGCGAAATGTACAAATGGAATCTTCGCTGTATGCAAAATTACATCCATCTAGGTATTGGTAACCTTTAGGTAAACGAATAGTAGTAATTTTTTTGCTATTCATATCGATAATATATGATTCCTGTACGTAACAAGTATCGAAATAGTGGACGTCACCATTGTTAAGTGGTATGAAATAGTAGTTTTCAGAGCTTTCGGTGTAGTCAACGGTATACACGTTACCAAGCTGTTCAGGTGTACCGTATGACTGTTGACTAGTTAGATCGATAACAAGTAGATGATCTGCGAGGTCATCATCAGAATAAGTTAAAGTATTCCATCGGATCAGAGCATAGCGCTCATTTTCACTGAGCAAAGCCGGTTCGTAGTCAAATCCTGAATCTACCGCATCGCATGCTACTACATAAGTGCGAACTTCTCCATTCTTCGTAGCTTTCACTACAATCTTATCTGACTTGTAAATAGCTCGTAAATCCGTACCGCCTACGACACATCCATAATACGTATCACATGTAGGGGCGTATTCGGCGTTCATGTTAGCGTCTAGCTTGCAGTCGATTGCGTTCATGTTAGTGTCTAGCTTGCAGTCGATTGCGTTCATGTTAGCGTCTAGTTTGCAGTCCATGGATAGTAAAGTACAATGAAAAAAAAATTCAAATTTCATTATTATGTAACTAACTACGTGAAGTTGTAGGTTTCACAATTTCTCCATTATTTAAGATATTATATTCAATATCTAGAACTTGTGGCTCATCACAAACACTATATTTAGTTACATTAACTAAATAATTGTACTTTAATGTAACTCCTTTCTTATAATACAAATAGATAGAATCACTGGAAAATACAGTTTTCATTAATTTATATGCTTCTACATAAGGTATACTTATTATATTAAATCGAACATTTCCGTATGTATCAGAATAATAATCAATATAAATACTATTTTTGTTAACAGTAGATGATATCGTCACATCATTTAGTTGAACTTTATAATTTGATAGATAAATCATAATTATTACAGGTGTACAAATTCATTTTTTAACAAGTGTAAAAAAATGTGCTGATACCTAAGTAGTGATTTACGTAATGAACTTACGAGTCATAGTGTTCTTGCTGAGTAGTAAGAAGTTAATGCAATCCGCGATAACAATGACTTCTACGGGATTCTCGGGTCGAATAACATCAACTCCATTATACTGAGCACTAACATAATCTAAATCAAACTCACGACCGCGACTTACGTTAATGGAGCCGCTCGGCTGATATTCACCTGGATAGAAGTTGAAGTTCATCATGCACCATCCTAAATCTCGAGGTGTACGTAGATTCTTCCCGTACTGGGTAGGTATGTATGCATTATAGAACTGAGGAGGACTAGCGGGATACAATACTGTATCATGAAGGCGCAGTCCTAAACTGCTAATAACATCTGTTTCATCATAATATGTTATGTTATTCATCACGAAAGCGTCCGTCGGACTAACCACAGGCACTCGAATTGTCTGAGGGATTAAATTCATATTACGATGCCATGTAGTAGAGTTCAGTTCATTCACTAACGGTCGGAACGCAATATACATGCATTCAACAGGCCACTTTATGTCATTTAATCGAATTGTACCAGAAGGTTGCGTTAGCATGTTAATCTTATGAGTACGAGTAACGCGGATGAGTTGTAACCCGAATCGCTTAACGAAAATCATATGGAGTTTTTTATGGATGAAGATATTGTTCATATATAACTCGCAAGTTGTGATTTTAGGGGGAGTGTATATATTTGTACCAACGTTCGCAAAGTCCGAAAACGCAGTTAGGTTTTTTTCATCTTCGAATTCTATATTGATGGATGTTTGACCTTGAGGGAATAGGAAAATAGGTAGAGCGCTGTGTATATCCTTGAACCAGAAAAGCAGAGGAATATACAAGTCGATGTCGGGCTGTACCCGTTTGAATGTCTGAGGTCCATTAGTTACTTGACGTATCTCCCGAACCTCATCAGTAGTCGGTGAGTTAGTGAGGTATCCCTTCTTGGGAATTTCCTGGCCAATGCAGTTTAGATAGCCGTTTTCCTTACCATGCGAAACCTTAAATTGATAGTTAATGTTATAGCGGTCCGATGTGTAGCTGTCCATTTCTTGTGAGTTGTGGACGAAAGAAACATTCTTCATTAAACGATGTCCCAACATTTCTACATAACGAACGCGATTAGCCGCATTATTAGCCGCAAATCCTGTTAATTTAATATGCACTACGCAATCATTGAGGAAATCACCAATAAATGGTAAGTTGAATTTGGCGCCTGTTGAACCTAATGCTGCTTTGCCGCTAACTTGCGCCTTAACATATTCATGCGCGATTGATACATATGGTTTGTAAGTTGCGTTTACGAAAACTATATGTGTTTGTTCAATTTCAGCAAATGTTGGAAGGAACTCAAAATTTTCAGAAGAAATTTGTTGGACTGTTTTGCCCATGTTTTCCTTTTTTGATTGCAGTACAGACATGCGACGTTTAGCAATCTCTTCTAGACGTTCATCTAGAAGTTTATTCTGAAGATACATTTCGTCTTGAATTCCATCGTTAGTAATGATTGTGAAAATACCGCCTCGTGACATTGTGTTATATATATAATATATATTTAAAAAATAACAAAAAGTGAATTATTTGTATAAAAATAAACATGCAAAGTGAGTACAATTATGAAGCTATTGAATCTAGTATGTTAGATGAAATTCGTCAATATAGCGAAACTACACTTGTCCCAAGTACATCGCCATGCAGTCAGGACTTTGACCCAGATATTTACTTTGGATATATTCGTATTGCGCAGAAATCTAACGGGAATTTACGTGATTCATTACTACAATGTGTATACTCAATTCTAGTAAAAAACTACCATTTAATGAATACTAACGACCAACTTGTGACTAGCAAATCACTGGCAATGTTCATTGCCGAAGGTGTAGAGTGTTTGCGTGAACTATATGCGCAGCTTACAAATGACACATCCGTTTGCCATCATCCAACTGTTACGGCTGAATGGAAAGCTAATATTCTATCTAGTATTGAGGACCATCGTGTTGACCCTGTCCCTATCTATGAAAAAGGTGAAATTATTGGTGCTCGTGATGGAACTGGAAAATGGTGGTTATCGCGGGTGCTAGCGGTCAGTTGTATTGAACATGTTTGCGTTTATTATGTGGAGTTCTGCGGATGGGGTCCATCATTTAATGAATTTATCTCAAATACAAATCGATTAGAAAAATTCAATCCATATCGTCATAAATATTTTGATACGTGGAAAAAATGACAATAGTATTATATATGGCTACTTTATTACTAACAGACCCTACATCTTTCGAAACTGCGCAAGTCACTGCATCGGCGCCTCAACTAGATGACCATGACATTACTACTTCATTAGAGAATGCTAAAAAAGCAACTGCTCAAGTTGTAGAATTGATACCACATGTAAACAATACACCCAAATATATTGCTTATTTTGTAATATTTATACTAACGATATATATAGTATATATGTTATACCATATTTTAACAGCACCCGCTATTTCTGGTACCTGGATAGATGATAAAGGCGCACATCATACTATTGCTTCATCTAACGTTGACATAACTGTGGATTCTATAAGTGGTAATATAACAGATGGGTATATTTCTTTAACTAATGGCGAAACTGGCGTATGGGATTACAAATCACGAATCAAATGGACAAGTGGTATTATATATGATAAGATGTAGTTAAGTAAATTAACATATTATTTTTTTATTATACATAATATAACTAAATGGATACTTATGATACAGAATACGAGGGCGGAATTGAGTACGGTGAAAATACAGAATACGAGGGCGGAATTGAGTACGGAGATAATTCCGATTCTGATATAGAATCTGTAGTTGAGGGAGGTTGTGACTGTCATTCAAAACATGGCGGTGGTATGATTGACGACTTTCGTGAAGCGCGTTATGCTGGACGCAAATGGTTTCAGGCGTTTTTAGATTTCATATTGATAGCTGCGATTTTATGTGCAGTTATATTGATATTCATACCTAATCCGTCAAACAACGCACGATATGGAATAGGTGGTTTATTATTAACAGCACTGTTTTGTAATTTACTATGGGAATGGTCACAACGTGCATTTACTGATTGGAATATTTCGAGGCATGCTGATTTCCAGACTAAGAATCCTGATTTGGTAGCAGCTGCTCAATATCGTAAAGCGAATGGTATGTCATATCGTTCACTTGGAAAACAGAAGACATTAATTGATGTACCACGAGCTCGTGAGATATTTAATACGCTTCGCACTACTCGTTCTGGTGAAGACCCTGCTGGACTCATAGATGAGGCTAATGGAATTTATAATGCTGAAACCCAGTCTGAGGGGCGTTATAAATGGGACCCTACTACATATGACCCAAAAACGTTAAGTCATCTCAATGTACAGAGAGGCAATAGGCTTGCTCCTAATCCTAATGAACGCGCCCGTGGGGTTGCCGGATTTTACTGATGAGAGTGAAACAACTAATTTTATAATTCGAAAAACATAGTTTAATTATTTTTTTCGAATTATTTATATTCATTAATATACTACATAATCAAACATGTCAACAGGTGGAATCTTTACAATCATTACTAACGACGGTAAACAAGATAAGATGCTTATGGCTACTGAGCTACTCAGTAACCGGCTAGCTCGTATCTATACGCTAAAGCAACAGGCGAACCCGCAGCTCCCCTCGGCGCATGCGGACCTTCTCCCTACGCTAGTTGATATTGAGAAGACGCATATTCTATTCACCAATGCTCATTTCAAGCCTTTCGCTGCGATTGGTTTCGAGTATAACAAGGTTACCCCTACTTCTGGTAACCTAGCGTGGGGCCAGACCGCGCAATTCAGTATTCCTCAGTTTGGCGATTTCTTCCATGACATTGCTGTACATGTTGAGCTTGATGCGCCTGTTATCAACTATACAAACACTCTACCTGAAGACAAGCCTGCTTTCCGCTGGTGCAACTTCCCCGGTGAGCGTATGTTCCAGAAGGTAGAGCAGAGCGTTAACGGCAACCCTCTAGATTCGTACACTGCTGTGTCGACTCTCATGCATCGTAACTTCCGCGTAAGCCCTAATAAGATGTCTGCCTGGCGTCGTTGCGTCGGACAAGAGGACCGTGAAACTGGTTACGTTGCGCAACGTAACTGGGTTGGCTCGGGTTCGGCCCTTGAAGGCACTCGCGTTGCTGCTGATGTTTATCGCGGCCCCCAAACTCCAGGTGATGCTCGTGGCTTGGAGATGTTCATCCCTCTGCTATTCTGGTACAACACTGATGTGCGCCTAGCAGTCCCGTCGGTAGCCATTCCTTACGGCCAACGCTTCATTAACATTGAGCTTGCTCCTAGTAGCTTGATGTGCGGTTTGGTAGCACGTGGTCTATCGGCCACGCCTCAAGGAACACTAGTTGCTCCTGCCATCCGTACTATCGAGATGTACATTAACAACATCTTCATGAATCCCGAGGTTCACAAGATTTATATTAAGCGTGTTGGCTTCAGTTTGATTCGCGTCCATAAGGAGCAAATCATTACTGTGTCGGCTGGCAAGAGTTCGGACAACATCCTACTTTCGGCGCTCAAGTGGCCGATTGAGTACCTACTCGTCTCGGCGACTCTTGATGAGTACCAAAACGCTCAGAACACTGATGTTGGCAAGTGGCTACACGTCTGGGATGAGTGTGCGGCTCTCAATGAGGCTAAGTCGGCAGTTAAGTCGGGCGCCAACGAGACTCGTGTTGTCAACCTCGTTCGTAATGATGGCGTGTCAACTCTTGGTGTAACTGTTACAACTGGTGTGCTAGCGGGCACTGGTGTAACAACTACTGATGTTCGGGTAGGTGACCGTCTAGTATTCGGTTCGGTTTCAGTTGTTGCTCATGTTGTAGCGTTAAGCAACACAGTTGCCGGTGTACTTCCTGCTGGCTCTGCTGTAACCAACATTACTTCATCATACATAGTTGCAGTAGCACCCAGTACAGCGGTTGCAGCGGCTACGCTCCAGCATACTACTGTACCTGTATCAGTTGTTGCGCCGTCTTTCGAGAATATTATTGATGAAATCTTCATCGAGGCTCATGGTGTTCCTCTCCATCGTCAGGGCACTTTCGAGTTCTTCTCGAACTACACCAATTACCATTTCGGTGGCCTAAGCTTCAATGCGCCTCAAAACGGCCGCATTGCGCTCGTACCGTTCTGTTTGTACCCTGGTACATACCAGCCGTCGGGCCACATCAACGTATCGCGTGCGCGTGAGTTCTACCTCCGCTACACGTCGACATGGATCAGCGCGAACCCGAGTAAGACTGTTCGCATCAATGTAGTTGCATCGGCAGTCAATTTCTTGTTGATCAGCGATGGCAGCGCAGTTTTACGCTATTCTACGTGATTCTCAGCAAAGTTTCAAAATTTACTAAATTCACAAATCTTATTTTTTTAATTTTGATTTTACAATGACATACCATACATGCCCATTTGCACATCAGAAAACTGTAAAACGCGAGCATCATACGGAGATGCAGGCGGAAAAGCAAAGTTCTGCATGACACATAAAACTATTACCCATATCAATGTTATAAATAAATTGTGTGAAGTAGTAGGATGTAATAAGCAAGCATGTTATGGAACAGTTGGCAAAAAACAAACTCATTGTGCGACACATGCACCAGATGATATGATAAATGTCAAATCTAAACGATGTGAAGCAGATGGATGCATCAAGATTCCTAATTTTGGAACTGAAAAGCAGAAACCTCGTTTCTGTCTCAAACATAAAACTGACAGTATGTTTGATGTAAAAAATGCGCAATGTGTAGTTGCAGACTGCACAACTCAACCATGTTATAATTTAGAAGGCAAGAAAGCAAAATATTGTGTTTTGCATAAAACTGATGAAATGATTAATGTGAAGGGTACCAAATGTAGAGCAGTGAATTGCAAGAAACAACCTGTATTTGGATTACCGAATGGTATAGTTGAGTATTGTGCTACACATAAAACTACTGACATGATTAATTTATTATGTACAACTTGTAAAGTAGTAGGTTGTTCAATACAGCCTAATTATGGATTTGAAGGATCAATAGCAGAGTATTGCACAGAACATAAATTACTAGGCATGAAATTACTTAATGCAAAGAAATGTTTGCAAATAGGCTGTGAAACTCAGCCTATGTTTGCATTGCCTGGTGAATCAGCTGTTTATTGTGGTAAACATAAAACTACAGAAATGATAGATGTAGTTAATCCATACTGTACCGTAATAGGTTGTTCAAAACGAGCTGCTTACGGTAATACAGGAGAAAAGGCAAAGTTCTGCGCGGCACATCGCGTCGAAGACATGATTGACGTGAAGACAAAGAAATGTATTGTAAAGGACTGTAAAATCAAAGCCACCTATAGCGCAATAAACAAAAGTCCTACGCATTGCGCGGCTCATGCACATGAATACAACGAAGAAAACAAAGATCCGACCAAAGAGCTAGTTTCTAAGCAAGATTTGTGTCGGTCATGCAAAGTAGAAAACTATTGTCGTACATCAAAACTTCGTAAGAAATACTTATGTTATAATTGCCATATACACGAATATCCCGAAGACACAAAATTATTTGGTAAAACTAATCATTTGAGTAAGGAACGTGCTGTGAAGAAGTTTCTAGACGAATTAAGTGCTGAGTTAGGCCTAACCCTACAGTATAACGTATCAACAGGTGCTGATTGCGGCAAAGTACGACCTGATTTCGTGTTTGATTTGTATACACATGTGATTTGTATTGAATGCGATGAAATGCAACATCGCGACTATGACGTAAATTGCGAAGTCAAACGTAATGCGAATATACGTAAATCAATAGTCGACCGACCACTAGTAATGATTCGCTTTAATCCAGATTCATACATGATAAACAACAAAAAAGTAAATGGATGCTTTGGATTAATAGAGGGCGAATGTGTGGTAGTAGATGCAGTTCAGTGGGTAGAACGTCGTAATGTACTAGAAAAGCAAATTCTTGCATCTATTACGCCACAAGAATCTAGTGTGGTAAAGTTATTCTATGACGTATAGATTTGTTCTACTATAGAACGCATGCTAATAGTGTAAGAAATACGTGATTTTTCAGCGAGCAGCGCGTGAACATATTTTTTGTCAGAAATTTTAATGTACTTATCATACCTAGTTAGAACAATATTGTCTAATTTATATAACATCTTTATTATAGCTTGCAACGTTATACCATTCCATATACACTGGTCAATATCTTCAGCGCCATTATAATTAACGGATTTCCTTGCATATTCGATTAATTTTGTATAAGTATCAACATATGATGTGTTTTCATCGGCAGTATACTTATCATATGCGGATAACGCATTGAAATAGATTTCTACAGGATACCAATATTGGATATCTGAATATTTATATTTACAAGTTATACAGTTATAATAGATGCTACGTGCATTATATAATGCTGATAAATCTGAATCAAATATCTCAGTGTTAAATTCCCTTAATTTCTTCATGGATGTAGTAAGTTCAAACAGCTCCTCCATTTGAGGAGTACGTTTATCCATTAGCGATGTTTCGTTTGTAATTGATGTCATTTTTATTAAAAAATAAATTCAAAAATTAATATTACGCAAACGATGTATTTACACCATCAGCTCGAAGTTGCTCCATACATTTTTTAATGTCAGGCTTGCCAATGAAGTATCGTAGTTGGCAGTAATGTCGGTCTTCCAATAGTATACGATTGCGAATCTTATTGTAATCACGGTCCATCAAAGCGCCTTGAAGTCCCAACTCATACGACCGTTCGCTTATATTCATTTTAACAATGAAATCTTGAGCTTCTTGCATAGTATTGCAATTCTTCACAAATACAGTTTGTAGCGTTGATTCGCGTGACGTATTGTATGTATTGTTTAGACACGCTGCTTCAGCTAGTTTGTAGATTGGGAAAGACATATGGTAGTATGATATATAAAAAAAATATCAATTCACATTTTACTTCTTTGTGTTTTCAATAATACGGTCTAGTTTGTCATGGACGGCCGTAAGAACTGTAGTTACGCCACTTCCAATAATAAGTCCAAGCGTACCACTTGCCATATAAGCACTATACTTGATGATAGTAGGACTTGAAGTACGAATTCGAGAAAGCATATTTATTATAGGATGGTATACCAGAATGTAAATTCACATTTCATAAGTGTTACATTTCATAAGTGGTATTTTTACATAGTCGCTATACGAGCACGAATCTCATTATTACCTTTTCGTAATGTTTCATTCAATTTCACTATATTTTCATAATTTGATTCATCATAACTATTATTTTTTCCAGAACCATATTCTGAAAGGGCAGCATCTACTTTTTTACAAATTTCATCACATACTTTATTGCTAGCTTTATTTTGATGATATGTATCATACCATCCTAAACTAAGTACTGTAAATATAGTGTTCATACGTTCTAATGTTACTATATAATAGTTTTAATATTTATATTGAAAAACTATTTAACTGGCGAATTTATTTACTTTTCAATATATTTGAAACCATCGGGATTTACGTAGTTTGTTTATTTCAATAGACTGCATTTCACTACGTTCAGTTAGTAGTTTTATTGTATTTTCATATTC